TGTTTAGGTATGTTAGGTTTCTCTCGTATGACATTAGCCTGTTATTATTTATTATTAGAGGCTGTTGTCACAGTCTCAATCGGTTTTAATGTTTTCAACATGTGTTGAATTTTTAGTTTTAATTTATCACTCATAATCACGTATTGCTTTAAATAATGGATGCCTGTATGAACCAGCTTTAGTACGCTCGAAGTATGTGAACGTAGCTATTTTGCCTTTCCATGTTTGCATTTCATCAAACATTGTTTGTAACTTTTTAAAATTGTCCATAACTGGCATGCCAAATCTATTACCATCTTTATCAGCGGCAATAAACTTACCAATAGTACCACTACGCTTGCCTTTACCTTCAACCCAGCCGATTATTTCAGCTTCAGCATCGTGAAAGTCTTTGAACTTACGTAGTGACCATGATCTGCCGCATTTGTATACATCGTTTACACGTAATATAGAGCCTTCGTAGCCACTGTCTAGGTTTCTAGCGTGATTAACTTTAGCTTGAGACTCTGTAGGCGTTACAATAGTTTTAACAGTTCTAACACCATAAGAGTCTCTCAAGTTATCAAATACAAACTTGTAGCGCTTATCAAACAGCATTGTTTCATCTACAATATCGTAGCAGTGGAACTGTACAAGTTTACGTGACTCAGCTCTATCGATAGCAGTGGGCTTTTGTTTACGCACACAAGATATAATCTTTTCAAAGTCATCTTTGAGAGCGTGATTGTATAGCTCGCCATCGAGTATAACATTAGGGTTAGCTTGAAAGAAAGGTTTAAGACTTTGTAGTATGTGGTCAATATTTAGCCACTGTTTACCTGTACGTGAATAAGCTGTTACTACGCTATTGTCATACTGTACAAGACAACGTACGCCATCAAGCTTTGGTTGCATAAATACAGGTTTGGTATAATCAATTGGTTTATCGCTAACAGGATATGCTAGCATTGGTTTTTTTCTCATCATAAATTTTCTACTATTTTATTAACTTTATCTAAATGTTTTTTAACTGCAGCACATTTTTCATACTC